TTTCTTAACATCTGCCTGTTTGTCCTCCGGGATCTCAATTCCAAATGATTTTAATGTGTCAATAAGCTTCTGCATAATATCCTCCTGGTCGTGTTTATTGACCTGCCGCCGCAGGTAAGTGGATTAAGCCAGTTAGACCACTGGCAAGGTAATTGCAGGAGACGGATTCGAACCGCCGTTCTCAAGGGTATGAACCTTGCGAGATTCCGCTTCTCCATCCTGCGATGTACATATCTGGAAGAACCATTTCAGCACGTTCACTTATTGCCTACTTTAAGGGAGACCACTTTACAATCCGATAGGCAGCAAACATGTCCGGAACTCGGAATTACATTCCCATGCGCTGCCCTGCGCTATTCCCACGCCAAACTTTCAGGCTCCAGACAAGCGGAACGGATGGATTCGAACCATCAAGACCTAGTCTACGACCAGGTCGTTCCCAGTTACTTGCACATTCCGAATAACCCGGATTCCCGGGTTAGCAAAGTGTTTAACGTGTCATGCCTGCCACGAGTTGTTTCGGGCATCTGCCCATTTACCTTTTACAAGGAGGTGCGTACTGTCTATGCGAGCGAGCAAGTCATATAGACAGTAATGATACGTGTCGGAAATTGCATCCGCTTTTCAACCTCATGCGTCTTGTGTTAGCTAAACACTGCATTTTCTATTAAGGACACGCATCAAAGAAAGGAGGAATCAATGAAAAATGTCTATGTCAAGTGGCTGTAACCACTTACGAATCTTCCCTATGAATATATTTTACCACAGACCCTCCAAAAAGTTGTGGTACATGTTTTAGCTAATTAGAGCATATCCCGGAGCTTTTCCACGTATCTCTTGACAAGATCACGTTCTTCCCGGCACTCTGCATCCTTGGACATATCGCTCATTTCTGTTGTGAGTTCGTCCAGATGTTCTTCCAGAGCGGCAAGCATCTTTCTTTTACAGTCCTCAGACTTGCCGGAACGATAGCTCTGTTTCTGTGTCATATAGTCGTCATAAGCATCTCGTCCGTCAGAACGGCTGTAATGCCCTCTGACATAATGCTCACCACGTCTGGCATAAGAACTACCCCTGTCGTAATCCGGCATCATCCTGCCGTCATTTGCACTGTATCTCCCCATGCTGTCACGCTTTCTTCCGCGTTCGCTGTAATCGTCATTATAGCCGCCACGCATCTCATCAAGGACAGTATTGTAATATTCCACTTTCTTGTCCCAGTACTGCGTATTCTTGATATCTTTATACATATCAATCAGCTTGTATGTCATTTCCAGATTTCCAGTGGTCAGTCCACTGTCAGCAATTTTGGACAGTTCGTCTTCAATTCTTGCACATAAGTCTTTAATGTCTCTCATAATCACACCTCCTATGCTTCTCTGGTCACGATAATATTTGCATTCGCAACAGAAACAGCCTGATCGCTTGTGTTCTCTACTGCGATATTAACGCAACAACCGCGAGGTACATCCACGTAAATTCCAGAAGACACATTGTTATACTGGTCTACTGCAGCCGGTGTGGAGATCATCTGGGAAGATAATACTGGTTCGCCAGAGATTGCAATAGCCAGAGAAATAGCTCCGACAGTACCGCCTGTTGGAATTGCGATATTACCAGAGAAGTCCACGAAAAATCTAGCCTTGCACTGGTTAGTAAGTCCTCTCAGCGTAATGATTCCACTTCCCTCCCTGTGTTGAATGCAGTTAGAACCTTTGACTGCTGTGTTTGAAAATACTACGTTTCCATTTGCTGCTACAGTCTGAGCAGCTACATTTGTAAATTCTGCCATAAAAATACTCCTTTCATATCACAAAAGGACAGGTCTCAGCCTGCCCTCTGTGTAATACGGCATAAGCCGACATCCGAATCAATCGAAAGATACTCTCGATATGAAGTTATCAGCAATTACATCCAGTGTTGCATCCGCATCCGTAAAATGTGTTCGGATTAGGAACCTGATATGCCGGAATCGGTGCCGGATTAATCGCATTAATGAGCTGCTGTGTCTGTGAAGCCATTGCAGTTGTGAGAAGTGCGCTCTGGCGGTCCTGAGAAGCAGCACGTCTGAGGTCGTTATTTTCAGCCTGCAGGTTAGAAATCTTTTCATTGCAAAGATAGTCGAGAATGGCTCTTGTCCCAGCGTTCTGGCTGTCAATGATATCTCTTGTGTTGCTGTTCATGGTGTTCTGTAATGCACAGGTGTTCTGCGCCATATTGTAGTTTACGCCCTGAATTGCTTCTCTGGTTTCGCAGCAACAGTTCGCAAGCTGTGCCTGGAGTGCATTGGTATTCTGCATATTTGCTACAGTGTCAGCGTTAATAGCCTGCTGAATGCCGAAACCAGTCTGCATGATGTTTGTGTTGATTCCGTTGAATCCGGTAAGCATACCATTGTTCATTGAATAGAATCCGTCACAGAGACCGTTATTGATTCCGTCAAGTTTGCTAATCACAGCGGAATTGTCAAATCCTCTCTGGATGTCTGCCTGAGTAGCTGCTGTGGCTGCATATCCACCGCCGTTGCCATTATTGCCCCAGCCGTTGTTTCCCCATCCGAAGAAAGCAAAAATGAATAAAACAATAATCCACCAGCTGCCATCTCCACCAAACATGCCGTCATTATTTCTACCGTTTCCAGTAGCAGCGGCAATATCTGCTAAGCTATAATTTCCATCCATAATATAATCTCCTTTATTGTATATTTACATCAATCTGGCCAGATTGTAATGTACTATTTCATTCCTTTCAGCATGTGCTGGAACTGCCCTGCCATCTGCTGAACCTGATTAAGCTGTTGCTGTGAAATCCTTCCAGACTGTAGCATTTTCTCAACTTCTGCTTTCGGATCTCCTTTAAAATTCTGCTTAAACTGCATAAACTGCTGTATCATCTGCATTGGTCCGTTTCCCTGTGGCATCCCACCGCCAAGTGTGTTAAATAATGGATTACTCATCTGCATTTCCTCCCTTGTTTGCTGATTCCTGCACGGTATTAGCCCTAACAGGTTCAGAAAAAGAATTTAATCGTTTTATGATAGCTTCGTATTTGCCCTTTAAATCGTCGTATTCCTGTCTGGTGACGTATTTACTGTCCATGTTCTGAACAGTCTGTTTAGGCGGCATCTGAGAGCCTACCTCGTTGTATTCAAACGTTCGCAGTGGCTGCGGCATGCCGGATACGTCTGTGGATTTTATATAAAATTTCTCTGATTCTGAATCCATTAGTAAAACACTTGTCCCGGGTGCTACCAGATAGGATTTTGCACCAACTTCGCCGGATACCCACAAAATACCATTATTATTCTGCTGTGGTTGCTGTACTGGTTGAGCTGGAATCTGGACAGGCTGTTGCTGGAATTGGTTCATCTGTCCCGGAACGCCAAAACTGTATTGATAAGGATTGTTATATAATGCCATCTTATGCACCGCCTTTCTGATTATATTTTTACATAAAAAAAGAACCGGAAACAGGTCGTTTCTGGCTCTAATTAGTATCCAAAAAGTATCAGCACACTTTGATTATTTTATTATTTACCCTCCGGCTTAACCGCTTTGCTGTTGATATACTCACGTTCATCTTTTCAGCGCAGTATTCAAGCGTATATTCCTTGCATCTCAACCGAAACAGTCTTTCTTCGTCTGGTGTGAAATTACACTCTATCAAGAACCTGTCTATATCTTTTTTCGTGAACACATATAATTTCATGAGCATACCCCTTATCAATGCTAACGTTGATTCTGTGCAAGATACTCCGTGAGCTTCTGCTTTGTTTTTTTTAATTCCTCAACATTATTTCCACTAATCTGACTATCCAGCATGGTTGATAGCACTTCCAGAATCAATGAATCACGCTCCGCGATCCTCTGAAGACTCTCAAAGTCACGCTTATCATGTTCTTCCAGTGTTTCAACTCGCTTGTTGAGTCGAAATGCCGGAGTAATCCACTTAAGAATTACGGCCACCGCTCCTCCGACAATAGACACTCCTCCGCAAATTGAGAGGAATACTTGTACAAATTCTGATATGCTCATTTAGCTACTCCTTTTCCCAGTAGTATACCGGGATCTCATTGCCACTATCCCATGTATCGTAATATTTGCCGTTCTGTACCGTCACCACATGACCATCTATGCAGAGGATATACGTACCTGTCGGATGGTCTGCACAAAAGTCGTTGACTGTATAGATATACCGTTCTGATTGCTCAATCAGTTTGCGTCTGTACCCACGTTTATAGAGGTACGCTCCCCAGACATAATTTGCACTCGGCATATCTGACAGAGCACATGCCTGTATCATTAATCCGGCGAATACCGTTTCCCAGTCAAGGCCGGTTGCTTTACATATTGCCCGGACAGCACAATCTCCAACTCGATTCCCAGCAGGATTCGGATTGTAATATTCCCATCTATCCATCAGTCAATCCCCTTTGCTGTTTTATATCGTTTTGCCGCTCCTCTGGCTTTTGCGGCATTCTGGCGGTCCCACTTCGCTATCATAAGTCGGTCTTGCAGTTCCCTCAGGTCGTTCTGCTTGCAGTACTCTTTGTATGCAGCATTTTGTTTCTGCAAAAGATAAGACTTCCGGTCAAGGTCTTGTTGTAATGCGAATTTCGCCTTTTCGTTCGGTGCATTGTCAATTCCTGCTTGGAGTCCAAGAACCTCTCTCTTCGTTTTGCGGATTCTTCGCTCATAAGTACGTTGCCGCTGTTCTTTTTCGTACTGCTTTCCCTTGTCGGCTTTGTCCTGCGCTGATAATTCCGCATAAGGATTCGGCATTCCTTCCGCCCAAACTGAAAAATGATGTCTGCAATTTACTCCACATATTCCATCAGCTTCGCCATAATGACAGTTTTCAATAAAATCTGGATATTGGCTTGCTTTTTGCTCCAGCATTCTACGATATTCTGGTGTATCTCGTTCCTGAAAGAACTCCGGCTTGATTTCTTTTAATTTTTCCCAGTCTATGGAAAATACCTGCCCTTGCCATACTTCATGACTTGGGCGACTTCCTATGTGCGCCGATGTCAATACTAAACCGTATCCCATTTCTTTCATTCTTGTCAACTGAATATCAGCACACGCCTGTGCCACGCCAGTTCTGACAGAACGTGCTACTGCTGTTTCAATTGTATCTTTTCTGCCAGATGGATATGTGACAGTCACGCCATCGCTCACAACGTTATTAACTGCCTCTTTGATGGCTTGTGTATACCCGACCGCCCCTGTCATTACATGATTATAGGCAAGGTCACATTGCTCGATATAGAGTCTCTGAGCGGCACTTGCAGTCGTTCTTGTGAAGTTCTTCCACTCTCCCATAGTCGCAAGCATATTTCGCTCCATGAGTCTTATCATAGCTGGCGACTGTTCGAGTGGTACAGGGCTTAATCCTGCCGCCTTATATACTTTATCATCATAGTTCATTGCAGTGATTCCGGCATCTTCAAACGCTTCGAGAAGCTCCTGCTGTTCGCGTTTGGTGTATCTGGATAATTCTGCCAGAATGTCCTCTAACAGTTCACCAGATTCTTGTAGCGTTCTGATTCTCCATGCATCAGCATTAGTCAGAATATAATCTTCACCTCTGCCAATTCTTGCCATCATTCTTGACACAATCTCAGAGATGATATACTGGTGTAGTTCTTCGGCGATTTGCTCACTACCCTCTGTTATCCGGCGTAAATATTCTGGACTAAGTATAGCATATCACCTCTTTCGATAAAAGTCGTGGTACATGTTTTGGATTTTTACTGGTTTACTAAAGCCCTCTTTAGTTAACATCATAACCTAAATATTTATCTAGTGCATTACCAAATACTGTACCTAGTAATTGACTACCATTTTCGTTTGGATGTAAACCATCTGGAATATATTTCTTTCTCCATCCAATTCTTCCAGGATGTATTTGAACCTCGTTAAAAAAGTCGATAACCGGAATACTCATAGATTTACATACTGTTTTGATTTTATCAACGTAAGCTTCTAGCCATTCCCCATTTGAATTTTTTTCATTCTGTCTGTGAATTGGTGTGCAAACAATTAATGGATTAGTATGATTGCTCATGATATAGTCGTAACAATTTCTTAAAGCAGTTTCAAACGTAGCCAAATCTACACCACTTCCAAAATCATTTGTACCTGCAAATATAATAATTGCGTCCGTACTTTTGATTTCGCTTTCGTGTGCCTTGAAATTTGATAATACATCATTGTTACCACTTTGTTGAATCTTATCCGCCATACCAATATTGCCAGTACCACAGTTGATATTTTCGATAGTGCTCAAAGTATAACCTGTTGAACCAATTCCATAGTTTTTATTGTAGTGATGTCCGAAACAAGTATCATAATAATGGAATGGTAAACCATTGCTATGTGCACCAGCTACAATACTATCACCGAATATAGCCGTACTATATCTAGTTTTTCCATAATTATTAGGATAAACAGTAACTACATTACAACCAATAATATAGCAAGTATAATCCCACCAATATCCAATAATAGCTAAATTCAGATTATCTCTGATTGATTCAATTTCATTCCATTTGCAATATTCTACTGTATTCGTAGTACTATCAATATAAAAAATAATAGATGTATTTGCTCTTACGTTTTCAATCGTTAAAGTTTGAGCTTTTAATGCGTTCACTTTATCATCTTTCTTTGTTAGATTTGCAAAGAATGTATTATCAGGAATGATTAATTGCATATTAAATTCATCATCTAATAGACAATAAATATTTGAAACACCACTAACAATTGCATTTGATTTAAATGAATTTGCTTTTAAAAATTCACTAAATCCATCAATGTTCTGTGATAGTTTATACAAATTGAAACCATAATTGCTAGATGTATCATAATTCAAACATAAATATTTAGCATTCGTTGGCACTGTAATAATTCCATCCACTTTATCAATTCCACTATCTGAAATATAATTAAATTCATTATCCGTATAAATGTAACTTGGAGCAGTTCCAACTCCTACAGTATGTAAATAGAATCTATCACCATAGTTAACTGGTATAGCATTATATCCATGCATAGGTTTATACGTTTCTAATTTAACCTTATTGCTTTCATTCTTCTGCCAAAATTTACCGTCAGTATATTTCAAAGCTTGGTTAAATAAATCTTCCTTTAGTGAATCAGTTTCTGTCTTTGCTTCTTTGAATTTGTCGCCTACGGCTTTGGAGTCGGCAAATGCTCCCTGTATGGACAATGTTTCATCAGACACGGGCGTTTCGATAACATTTCTATAAGGCAACTGTCTCTTCTTTCCGTCTGCTGTGATTATTCCCTTGAACGTATCTGCCATCTTTTTACTCCTCTCCGAATAAAGTTGGTTCGTCTGGCTGAGCTTCTTCAACCATTGCTTTAGCTTCTTCCTCAGTCATTCCCTCGAATTTTACGAAATACAGCCATGCCGGAACCTTGCCGGTAGTCACATACTGCCACCATCTTGCACGGTCGTTTTCTCTGACATAGAGGATGTCTCCAAAATCATAATTGACTTCATAAGCTCCAACAGGTGCAAGCCCGTACAGATCAGCGTAGACATTCAATGCGTAAATAACTTCATCCAGACAAGATTCCAACTTATCCCTCACGTCTTTGACGAACTGCACTGTCCTCTGTTGTTCCGCTTCTACTCCCGTGGCTGTCTGTATGCCGCTAGATTCGTTGAAAACAAAGTAGCCATTAGAGAATCCAATCTTGTACCCTAACTGGCTTAAAATGGCGTTTATGCCGCTTATACGAGTATCTGTGTTGAGAATTGGATTGATTTCCTGATAAAATTCTTTCTCGTCCTGTCCGAATACGTTCTTGACAAAGTGTGGTAAGTTCATTTCATTCCGTCTGTTCTCCATGCCCTGCGGTGACATGGCTGCTACAGGTGTACCACTTGGCATCAGCAGCCTATCATCTGCCAGAACAATCTTCTGAGAATCAAAAATCTCTCCGGCATTACGGCTGTATGCAATGTCGAGGTCTTTCAACTCTTCAATAGCTTCTGCGAATATCGGCAAGCCAAGTGGCGTACTAATATCTACGTTGTTCGCCTGTGGTGTCCGTAGAACTCCATACAAAGGTCCGTCCAGCTTCTCACCGTTTGCCTTGAGTATCGGTGGTGTATCTGCCATTAGGTCAGCCCACTTGGTCTGCTTAAGGTCGATTCTGTCACCGATTGACTGAGGGGATTTTGACACATAAGCTCTGTTAGAAACGTAGTACGGATAAGTTGTTACGCCATCTATTGTAATCTCAGCAAATCTATGATATTCAAGCCGTGTGTAGTATTTTCGTCCAACAGTATAAGAATCCTTGAATATAATCCCCTTGATCTCCTGATTGTCGTAATCTACAATCATCACATCTGCTGGGGTAAATACGTCAAGGCTCTCCCCGTTTGGTTTGATAAATACCGTTCCATAAGCGCAGCCATATTCTACCCAGTGCCGAATATGGAAATATACTTTATCGATCTGTTCCTGTAGCCACGTAGCCCTTGCAGAGCCATCTATCTGAATGCCAATTGCCAGTGTCGCGAGCCGTGCTGTCTCTGAACAGACAGATTTAGCAAAATTAATCGTCTTGATATTATTCTTATCATCTAACCATTCCGGTACGCCTCTGTAAATGTTCGCGCACCGGTTAATCAGCGCTTCCATCTCTGGAAATTCTGCCGTCTGGATATTGAAGTCCTCTTCGGCTTGTTTTTTGAATATCATGTTAAACCACCTTTTTAGTGTTGTTATAAGTCCCATTTAATCTACCTTTTAAAATCCATCCATCTTACAGAAGTATCTCGCACAATAATGTCTTCATATTCTACAACTTTTAAGATTTCGTTAATGTCAGATGATCCATATATTTTTAAACCGATGCTTAAGAATTTATTTATTTTATCTGAAAAGTACCTATCTAACATTTTATGCACTGTTCCCCCTTCTCATGGACAATGGACTGGTTGCGTATCTGAGAGAATCTATCCAGTGATCGTTGCCATCTGGATAATCTGCAATCACTTCTCCATTGTTATCTACTTCATGCTCGTAATTGATAATTTCCTTGTATGCTCTAGGCGTTCGTGCCGGATCAATGACTAATGTTCGGCACTGTAACCACTCAAAAGTATATTTGCGGCTTCCCGGTGTAACAATGGCCCTACGTGCTGGAAGCCCTGCATCTCGGAAGTCAATAATACTTTCCTCTTCGTCAACTCCGCAATAGATAGAATAATCATCATACTGTTTTGCCTTGATCTGGTCAGCCATTGCCGTATTACGGATTTTACAACCGCCAAGCTCATCCAGCAGGATAACTTTGTCCTGATTAGGTACATAAGCCACACGAATAAACGCTTTGGGATCCGGATACCATCCCCAGTCTTGTCCCTGATAGATACTTTGATACTTCTGAATTTCTTCGTCTGGAATCGTTCGGATTTCCAACAGCTCAAAGATATTTGTACCGAGTCCAACCGGAAGTCCTAAATATTCATGGTCGTAAGCTCTTGGATTTGTCTTTTTGAGATGTTCCGCATCATCAAGGAATTGTTGACCAAGCCATTCAACAGGAACTGATCTGTAATCACTCTTATGCCTGTAGCTGTCGTCTCGTGGCTCTTCTACATACACATTCGCCCAGTTGCTCCGGCTAATTGGCGGATTGAATGTCTTAAATACAATAAACTTACTGCCACCTCGAAGGACTGACTGCTGCACTGTACGAATTTCTTCAATGCCCGAAAATTCGTCAAGTTCCTCGAACCAGAGATACTTGAAGTATCCCTTGCTTGCTTTAATAGATTTAGTCTTTTTTGCCTTGTCCAGTCCTCTGAATATGATTTTCTGTCCGGTAGGCTTATAAGTGTACTGCATAGGGCTTACACTGGTGTCCCATAGTTCATTGGCTCCGAGCGCGTCAATTCCCCATGCTATCTGTTCATAAACGGATTCTCGAAGTGTGTTTCCAACTTTACGGAAAATAACGGTATTTGACATTATGCCGTTCTCTGCGTCCTGCATCATCAGGAAAGGAATCATGACACCCACAAAAGATGATTTAGTAGATCCACGCCCACCATACAAATCATAATAGGTGTGTTTTCCGTCCATAATGTCCCAGAATACATTGTAAAAAGCCGGAGCTATAATTTCATTCAGATTAATCGGATTCTCATTCATTCT